GGCTTTGCGGGCTACGAGTTTAGCAACGGGAGTCAATGGGGCTGATTTTGATAGGCTACCAGTAGTGGGAGACAAACTTTTTACAGTCAATGGTTTTATTGGAGAAGTTTCTGCTGTTGATGATGGTTCGGGAGGAACAGGCGACCCTAAAACAATACACTTCTCAGCCGCAATAACTCAGGCTAATTCGGAAAAAATATATGTAGAGTCAGAAAAGAATTATGTATTATCAAAAGCAATTGGTTCCTCACACCTTACAACAAATAAGCCTACTTCCCTTACAGGTGCGGCTAATAAAGGTTTAGTTTTTACCTCTGGAAATAAATTAGCAAGCGACGGGACAAAAAGTGAGAGTTTAGTTTCATCAAGTGCGAACACAAACGAAGGTGCTATCGGCTATGCAATCAATAAGCCTTCCTCTATATCAAGTGATTTTGCATTTCAGTCATTGTTAAAAGACGAGCATGGTAGTGCAGGAGCATCCTCCTTTGATACAGTAAATACCCTAATTGATTTTGAAATTGTTTCAACAACAAAGAAAGACAACATAACAGAAATAGAATTGGCTCCCTATATTCCTGCTACTTTAGGAAGATTAGCAGATTATCACGACGATACTCGTGATTATACATTTACAGATTTAGGAACTGCGGGTTCTTCGACATCTTCAAAAGTAAAAGTTACTAGTTCGAATGCTTATGCTTTACTCAAAGGAGATTCTATTTTCGTTAGAACGGGTAGCGCGAGTCCATACACTTACACATTTATTGGAAATGTATTAAAGATTGAAATAAATACAACTTCGAGCGTAGATGTTGATATTTATTTGGACAGAAATAATCATGGATTAACAATTACTGGTGCTACAATTGCTAAGGCGACAAAACCTAATAGTGAATTAACCGTCGTCAATGGGGCGCATTTATGGGGAGGAAAGATTCTGATTCACCCTCATCCACAAGGAACCGCAGATGGTTTATTTCCACTAAATATAGATAACACCACAGGTAGTGCAGATTTAGCCGCTAAATTTGGGCAAATGTATTACAGAGTCTTTGATGTAGCAAAGGGAGACTTTGGTGCAAATAAGCCAGTTGTTGCCAGTGGAAATGACTTTTTCCCTCATTATTATAGTGGCAAGCATAATCTTTCATATTTATTATCTGGATATAAAATTAAACCGAACCTTTCTTCAACAAATATTACAAACTTTGGAACAACAGATTCTTCACACCGACTATTCCCTCTCGATATTAGAGGTGAAACAAGTCCTTTTGGAAGTAATATGAACAATACTAGGATTTATCAAACCTCTAAAGATTTATTTCCAATAGATGACGGCTTGAACATAAAAGCAAAATTACAAGATTTTGATATTTCTGCTCTAAGAAAATTCATCTATATTACTGGAGATTATTTACCCTATTCATCTTTGAGAACTGATAGCCTTCTACATGAAAGTTCGGGGTCTATGACAAAGAACATAAATGATTATAATCTTTTCTTGATTGAAAATAAAAATGTTGCAGATGTAGAAATTACTGGGGGTAGAAGAAACTCCTTAGTGGATTCAAATTTTCAAACTATATCGTTTGAAACCGATAAAGATTTATCTACACTTAAAAGATTTGGACTGATGAGACTAACTGAAGTTTGTTATGACTATCTTTTCAATCCAGTAAATCCAGAACAACCAATTATAGAAAAATATGAAAATACTGTAGATGCAAATATTAAAAATTACGATATTGATAATATTGTAGATTCGGGGGGAACTAATTTAACAGGGACTTTTACTGATGGGGGAGGTAGTCCTTCAGTGACTTTTTCCGCTACTCCTTCTCCGGCATTAAGTGGCGGAGATAAAATATATGATAGAAAGGGTAGATTTATTGCAGAAATAAATGCTACATCAAGTGGAAATGTATATGCTTTATCAGCGAATCCAATTAGAACAGAAGACGGTTCCCTTCCTTCATCAAGCCAAACATTGTATAAAATTGCAGAATCAAATAGTATTGACATTAAGGGAAGAAATGAAGCAGACACTAGTTTCCAATTGACTGATAATGCGCTTCATCCACTCAAGGCGGCAGTATTGCCAGAATCTTCACATTATGGAGAAGATTCCAACGATAAAATTAGAATAAGAAATAATGATAGTGATGTTCATATTGCTGAACAAGAGGTATATTCTCCTATTATTCTTGATGCCGGAACATCAAATGCAGATACAGTTATTGCCGCAAAAAACAACTTGTCTTCAAGAGTATTAAGAACAACAATTATTAATGATAATGCACATAAAGGAATGATTGGAGTTTCTTTAGATAGATTTGATGTAGAAAATGGTGGTAAATATCCTTTAGTAGAAGGAAATACAACTCAAGTTTTTAAAGCAGACTCTCACACTACTGTTAGAGAAACTCGCTCAGGTTCACCAATTAACTTAGATACGCACTTTATTATGACCGTAGATAATCACTATAAAGAGTTAGCAAATATTGACGATAGTTCTGCAACAGAAGCAAATGCAGAAGCCGATTCAAAAAAAGCGGCAGACGGCTCCTTTATGGTCTTTAAGCCGAGATTATTTGTAGATGGTTCTTCTGGCTCATCTTCAATAAATTCTTCTAACGGGATACTTAAGAAACATGAATTAACCGTTGGTGCATCAAATAATTTCTTAAATTTCATTGACCTAACAGGTTGCTATCTGGTCCAAGAAAGAGGAACAGATATTAACGGAAATAGTGTCCTCGGAGGGTCGGAAACAAATAGAAAATGCATGAATAATGTTTTGACTCAACACATGATGTATGTTATATCGCACGAAATTGACGAGTCTAACTCTAGCATTCATCATCTTATTATGGATTCTTCATTTATTGCAGGTAGTCACGCATATAGAATACTTCAACCAAACGAAGTTTGTATGCATGATTTTACGCCAAACAAAATTTATATGAATACTCTTAGTTCTTCTTACACTAAACTCGCAAATAAAGACGAGACTTACGATATTAAAAGCGGCTATTTCCATAGAGAAGGTATCAAGAGAGATGCAGATACCTCAACACAAGATGAAGGTATTTTATCAATGTATATGTTTATTGATACTGATAGACAAAGTAGTTCTAACAGTAGTATTGCTGTTAGAGGAGCAAATACATTTTTGACTCAAGCCTTGGGATTAGGAAATCATTTACTTTATGCAAGCGATGGAGAAAATAAAAGAAAAATAAATATTGAAGTTGAAGAATATGCGTCGGGTAGAGCAAGAATGGTATTATCTGACACTTTCTTTTCTAAAGGAATTGTTTCTTTTTCGGAGCCTTTTACAGTTTCCTCAAGAGAAACTCTTAAAATAGACCCAACAAGGGCTTGCATTGGTTCAACAGTTAGCCTCGGTCTTGAAGGAGAAGATTTAATCAATGAATTACTTGAACAAGAGGGAATACAGTTTACAACCACTTCAACAGATACTCCAATGTATTTAGCACCAAATTATCAAGGTGTAGATTTGTATTCTGCAATCCGATATATTCTGGATAGAAAGGATATGAAACTAGTTGAAGAAAACGATGTATTCAAGATTATTCCTGAGGACGAAGACTCATTGAGAACGAACATTACCATTGATGATAGTGATGAATTTTTTATTACAGACTTTGATAAAGTCTCTACATTGTTTGACTTTTTCAATGAAGTGAATGTCTATGGGAACGCCCACAAAGCCGCGCGTAAAGACCTTCGTTCAATAGAAAAAAGAGGTAGAAAAACTTTAGAAGTGGTAGATAATACTTTACTTACTCAAGAAGAAGTAGATAAAAGAGCCACAAAACTATTAAGAATACATTCTAGATTAAACCAAAAATTATCTTTCACTTTGCATAGCACAGGAATTAGTCAACTCAGGGTTGGGGACATTGTGAATGTTTCCATACCGAGAGAAAACATAGAGATGAATGAATATATTGTTTTAGAAATGGAACATCAAATATCGGGTTTCATTAAACTACAACTTGGCAGATATAGCAAAGACCTATCCGATGTGTTCTCCGAATTGCTTATTTCCAGCAAGGAGACAAAGGCCGCATTAAGAAGCGACGAATTGACTGCACAGGAAGTCTCGTTTAATTTCCTTGACACGGTGGACACCAAAGAGATTAAATTGCTGGTCCGTAAGAGAAGTGCGACAGGGACGACGCTTGGCTTCGCTACCCCGCTCGGATTTGGCTTACCGATTGGATTTGGCGGCGGAACGATTACAATCACTGATTTAGTAGAGGAGGACTTAGCATGATAACTGATGAATTAAAAAGCCAAATCGCAACACATATCAAAGATAATCTCTTTGATAGTGCAAAGGTAGGTCTTGGAGGAAACGCTACAAGCCCGACCGCCACTGATTTAGATGTTCCTTTGAGCGTTGTCCCGTCCATTGTTAAAACAAAATCTGATTTAAATGTTATTGAGGTCAAAGTTTCCGTGGCAGGAAGTTCAATTCAAGGACAAGTTATCCGTGAAGTTGGCCTTTTTGATGGTAGCAATTTAGTATATAGAACCAATTTCGAAGGAGTTGGGCCATTTTCCACAGCAGAAACATTAGAACTGTTTATTTTGTTGGAGGTTGAATGATGACAGGAAGCGCAAATAATCCAGATACATACGGGCAAAGCACAACAGGCAACGCAAATCAAATTGAAGATGGCGTAGATTTTCCTCATAGCGGGATTATTAAGGCTCTTTCAGATGGTTTGGGACAAAACTATGCTATTGATGGTTTTGATATTTCTGGTACAAACGCTACTGCTTTAACGGTTGCCGCAGGTAAAATCTTCAGGGATGGGCAATTAGTTTCTGTTTCAGGTGCGAGTTTAACTCTTTCTTCTACCTATACAAATGGCTATCATCTTCTTGTTGCGCCAAGTGGTAGCACTCCCACGGTTGTTTTGAGAAATCCATCTGCTGTTGATAAAGTTCCTGATATTACTTCCGGAGATACAATTATTGCGGTTATTACGCATACGGGTGTTGACCCTTGTAGTGTCCAATTTTTAACAGTCCATAAGAGAGAGCATTCCTTAAGCATTGGCAGAAATAACTCAAGTGTTTATACAGAAGGATTAACAATTAAAAGCAACGCCGGAGATGTTGAAATTGAAGCAAAAGAACAAGATAAGGATATTATTTTCAAAGTAAATGATGGAGGAACACCGACCGAAATAATGAGAATAGATGGTTCTACATCAAGAGTCGGTGTCGGGACTGATACTCCACTCCACACTTTCCATGCTGTTGATAGGACGAATGATTTTCCATATCGTTTTGAAGTCCTCGGAGGAAACTTAAGAATTAATAAGTTTGGTCATTTGCAGATACAGAATGAAAATTCTGGAGATGCGAACGCTACTTCTTTTGATAACCCTTTTTGGCAAATAGCGCAAAGAGATACCGGGGAGTTAGACATCACTTTTGGCACACCGGGAACGGGTAATTCCTTCGTTGGCTCTACTGATGATATAATTTCTATGAAAAGGTCTTCAAATAGCGCATCGGGGGCAAAACAAATCGGTTTTCTCGGAGCAACTGCTGTTTCAAGGCCAGCCGCACCTTCCGCCCTCAATTCACTTAATTCCAATAGTAATCCTGCTGACCCCGAAGCCAATGCTGACGCTATTAATGCGCTGATAACTGCCTTGACAAATTTAGGGTTGATTGGTTGATTTTACTTTTATTTCTATTAAGTTTTGCATTTGGTTTTATTATCACATGGTTCACAATCGAACCAAAAAAAACCATAATCATTTGGACGAATAGAGAATAAGTTTTTCAAACGAAGAAAATCGTTTGCAGGCTCTCAAGAAAATTTTTGACAAAAAAAAGCGGGGGAGAGGGGCCTAAGCCCCCCTCCGGGTTTTCTTTGACCAAATGCCAAGGCATAGCCTACATTCCCATAAAAGTGCCTGATTATCAGACCCCAAGTAGAACCCTTTCATTCTTTTCGCAATAGTCTGCTCTCCGCAGAAAGGGCATTTTTGTTTTAAACCCATCAGTTTCCGCCCTTATCATCGGACATCAAACGCTTCATATATTCCTCTACGCTCTCTTCGGTGATGTTAGTTGCACCAAAGGCCGCAAAGAAAAGAAGCATAAGAACGCCAATGAAAAAGATAAGTCCGAACCAATCCCATGTCGTCATTACCAATTCACCTCCAAGTCTTTATGCTGTTCTTCTTCCAAATTCTTGACCGTATTTCCAAAGGTCATACACTAATTGAGTATCTTTTAAACAATATTCTACCACATCGTCATACTGACCCATTTTCCAAAGTTTTGGTGCATCAGCACTCTCCATGAGTTTAGAGTCTTGCATGGTGCATTTGACAAGGTTCTTTAATTGAAATCGTTCTCCGTGATTTTTCAATAATATTTTTGAGGTATCAATATATTTTTCCTCTTTCATATATTTTGTGATACAGAAAATATCCATCGAGTCTCGCAAAACTGGCAGGTCAAATGCGGCTAAATTATGCCCAAGAAGAAGACCGCCTTTTTGGAAATGGTCGTCCAAATCATACTTCAATTGCTTGAGCGGCTTAACCGCTACATTTGACTTTTGGAAGGTGTCAAGCGGGGCATCCACATAAACAGTCCCGTTCTTTCCGTCCCAAGTAGCGACCGTTGAAACTTGAAACATGTGGGTGTTGCTGAATCCGCCGATTTCATAAGACATGTTTTTTGTCTCAATGTCAAGGGCGAGGACAGACATGCTTAATCACCGTTTGACCAAAGTTTGCTAATTTTCTCTTCTTCCTTATTCACGGGTTCTTCGGTATCGGTTCTTCGCTTAAGGAAGCAAACAATCTGCTTATTCGCAACAATAAGTTGCGAACAACATTCCCAACCTTCTTCACCATAAGTATTCAAAGACTCAATAATTGCCTTTGGACCCTTCTCCACTTGAAATACTAAATAGGTATTTTCCCACTTCATTATTCTTCACTCTCCAATAATCTAACATACCAACTTCGGCCTTCTTTAATTTCTTCAAACCTGTGTCTCACCACTTCATAGTGTCGGTAGATTTGCGCTCTCGAAATCTTCGCCTTTTCTCTTA